TTTTGGAACTAGCACAAATGTTGGATTAGGTGTTGATAAGGTAGAAATAAACACCCCTTCAAACATTGATTCTGTTATTTTCACCGCACAAGCTACAAAGAGCCAAGCAGTTATTAATGGCCAGATCAAATCTGGATTTATAAATGCAATGGGTAAAACTGCAGGTGGTTATACTTTCACAACCGTTCAGCAAAATGTTCGTCCGGCTGGTGCTGAAAGAAAATACAACAGAATTACAAGAACACTGAAATACGACAGATCATAACAAAGGAGCAAAAAATGGAATTCTTCTTCGCAGACACACTCGGAAAAGTTTTTTACACCGCACTTGTTTTTGTTGCCGGAGCAGCCATCGGTCCAGCACTCTGGAAATGGGTAAGTGCAAAATTCCCTTGGAATAAGTAAGTTCAGCTTGGGAAGTAAAAAAACCCCGCCTTTCGGCGGGGTTTTTCTTTTACCGGAATATTTCGTTTAGCTTTTCCCTAGCCTTTATGATATAATTCAATGAATCTGTACTCAACTTATGGTTTATTGCTTTGAATACATCATTTCTGAAAATTGTTTGATTAAAATTCAACCAAGGTGCCAGAGATGAAGTTTGATCTAGTTTACAAGGTGAGGGCAACATATTCGTGAATGTTCCCCCACTAAACCCCCACCATACACTAGATATATTGTTCCAGAAATAATTGGACAAAGAATTATCTCTGTAATATGTAATGTTGTCCCCAGTGCTTGCGGTATACCATAAAGTATTTCCTGAACTCAATTGCGGTCTTCCAAAAAATTCTCGTTCGAGTGCATTTCTCATCATCCAGCATTCCACTTTGTCTTTGGTCACAACACTTGGGTTATCAAAGAATTGTGATGGTATATTTAAATTATAATATCTTCTTGCGTCCCATATCCATATCTCATCCGGTAATTTTATTTCATCGTAAGTTGTATAATCTATTCTACTGTTAGTTCTGAATATTGCAGCAATTTCATTTTCAGCTGTTTTTTCTGGATCTTTGTTCTGAGATCCATGCCATTTATAACGACTTCTCCATCCCCCACCGGGATTTGCAAACAAGAAAATAGATTCTATACTGTATATTACAATAGGTGCTATTTTTTGTGGCATATCTCTTCTAGCCATAAAACCTAAAGAAACACTTTCATTACATGCTCTGTAATATTCAAGCCACATCTTAGCTGATGTCACCTTTACTGCGTCTTCCAATACAGCTTGGGTAAAATCTGTAGCATTAGTAAAGCTGGTTCCACCACTGTAACCTCTCAACACTATGTCCGTTGAAGACCAAGAAGAAATACCACAAATTCCTCTTGCTGAATTAGGAACAAAACAATAAGCAGCCGCTCCATGTGCATCTGCATTTGATTGTGCTCTTGCCATAGCACCATATGAATTTTCATTTATCTTGGTATTGAAGTTTTCTCTCATTGTTGGATTGTATACCGAATTGGCTTGATACCAATAATGAGTTTCAGTAACACCGGGTAAAGGACCATATTCCAGCATTCCGACAGGAACTCCCGTATAGTCGGAAAATGCTTGGGCAGTTGAGGCATAGTGAATCATTTTTGGACAGCCTCTGTTTCGCATTCTCTCAACAATATCTGTCCAACATCTCACTGCTATTTCCTTGTACCCAGCCAAAGTCAAACCGGTTAATGTCACACCTTGTCTTTGAGCTTCTTGAACAACTGTAGGATCGGTAATCCATTTGGAATCCAGTTCAGAACTATTTTTTCTGTAAAGTATCTCCAGCCAAGGATATTCCGCATTTATCATTATAGGCATGGCTTTTTCTTCATCAGAAAAATATTCAAAAGTGGCGATGGTTGCGTTGTATGTGCATGTCGCATACCCACCAGTAGCCCTGGGACTTAGATATTTGTACGCTGAGCCATATTTTTTCATTTCGTTTGCGTAATAGGCATACTCTGGTTCATTTTTATAAAATGCAACCATCAAATCGGGTTCATAATACAACGGAAACTCTTCTTGAAGAACAACATATTGACCATATGTCGAACCGCTTAATCCTGTCAATATTTTACTACCATAAATCAAAGTTACACCTTTGGTTCCAGTAGAACCAAAAATATGATTTATTGCATTTCCAGAATATGTTTGACCATCTATTTGCCAAGTAAAGTTAATATCACCATATAAATGACCATTCAATCCAACAATACTTGCAGTCAGACCTATTTGTCTGGTTATTCTGACATCACCAAATGTAGGATTAGCTGAAATTGAAAATATCGGAGTGGATATTGGGAAAAATGTTATGCTAGATTGATTTTCTCCAAAAATATTTGAAATGGTAAGTCCAACTGTTTTCGGTCCAACTCTGTCAAATCTAATTATTTGAGTATTTGCAGTTCTTCCTGAAAATGTTATTCCTTCTCCATAATTCCAAATATATGTTTTTGGTTCTGTTGCCGAATTTTCTTCAATAACATCAAAAGAGAATGTAGTTCCTCTTATCACATAATTATCAGAATATGAAGACGACTGATCTGGATATTTTGTGTATGAAAGATATTGATTTGGCTGGAACCCAACATCAAATGTTGCTGAAACTGATTCGGACTCGAAGATTCCATTGACTACTCTTTCACCAGTGAGTATTATCACTTTTTTTCCTGGATCTGAATATGCAAATATTAAACTAGCCCCCTGAGGAAAATCATTAGATAATGTTTTTTCTGCTTCTATTTGTCCAGTGGTAATATCATAAGTAATCAAAAAATACTGTTTGAATCTTGTCGAGCTTGTATTTTCAATAAGTATTGCTTTATTTACTTCTGCTAAAGTTAAACCTTCTAAAAATGCCATTTGATTACTCCTGTGCCTTTTCAAAGAACACATTGTTGCTGTCTATTTCACTTTGTTCAGAAACTGTCAAATCATTGTTTATAGAGTATTTAAATTCTATATCACCACTTTCTCCACAAGAAATAACACAAGATGTTCCTATCTCATCATTTGGCCAAACTTGTCCTTCAACCGGAGACAGTGTAAAAAAATCATTCAATGTTATATCTCCAAAATCTACAGGAGTTTTGCTTGATATTTCAAGATCCCAAGATGGATATTCAAAGGTTGGATATTTCCAGCCATTAAAACTTAATTCTCCTGTGCAACCAGTGCATCTGGGTAATGTTGCTGTTGACTGTAAATTGTAAGGATAATAATTAGCCACTTTAGGAATCTCATAATTTTCTATTGGACCGGGTTCATAATCACCCTCCGAATATCGTTCTATCTTTTCATATAGACCAAGGATTCCAGCAGGATGTAATGTTTCCTTCACAACCGCTTCGTAATATGGATTTGAATCGTCTATTTCAGAACTCAAAACATATGAAAAATCCTGCCACATGTTTGAATCCGGCAATACTCCTTGATTCAAGTGGCTTCCAACCATGGTATATCTGTCTTGTGAATATTCTCCCGTCACACCATAATAATCGGTGTTTATCATCCAATCTAATCTACCACCGTTCAATCTCATCAATTTTCTTTTTGGATAACTGATTCTGATCGTATCTGCAGTAATTCCAAAAAGAGATGACATCAATGTCCTGAATGCATCTTCGTTTGACTTTCTTTGATACAATTCAGTCTTGATGTTTTTAATTGTTCTTCTTATCTGTTCCGGTGTTGGCCTGTTTTCCGGATCAATATTATAAATTCCCTGTATATCAGGAGCATAATTTTTCACGAAATTCGGCAATAGAAATTCTGGTGTCTCATCGACATCGAATAATTTGGCGATGTCCATCACATTTGCACCCGAATAACCAAAAGAATTAGCTAGCCAATCATAATACAGTTGTAAAAATCTTGTGAAATTAGAAGATTCTTTTGTTAACCAAAAAGGTATTTGGTTTTTTACTTGTACCGGATTGAAATTTTGCTTCTTAATATCAAGTGCTGAAGCAGAATTTGCCTGCATCTTTTGAAAGATGCCGGTGGGTGTGGGGAATGTTGCGCCTCTGAAAAAAAGTAGCATTAGATGTTAATCTTTAAATCGTTTGTGGTGTCTAAGTATGATACAATCTCGTCTTTTGCCGTAAAATTATTATCAGGTACTTTAACTGAAAATACCAATTCATTTGAGGTGACATTCGGATATATGCTTATTATTCCATTAGTCAAATCAACTTCACCTATAGGATCTTTGGATATAAGAGTCGTTTTTTGATACAAATATATGTGTTTGCCGTTGTCTTGTGCGTAATAATTTGGATCGTCAAATCCTGTTATTTTTACCGAACTTATTTGATTTTTCAAATTTATTTTTCTTGCCTGAGCATCTGGCACTTTTGGACTTGATATAATTATATCCATAAAAACATTCGGAACATCGGTTCCCAAATAAGCATTTCTGGCTATATTTTTAATGTCGATTTCTATAAAACTCCTGTCATATTTCTTCGCTCCATATTCGGCTTCAAGAGCGTTTCTGACAGAGGTTCTTATTTGACCAGCAACTCCGGGAGATTTTGAAGCTTTGTTGGTCAACGATAATGTTAAAGCAATTTTGACCGTGAATGGTGCTAGGTATTCTGGCAAAATACTAACTACAGATTTATTTTTCAGTGTGGATAGAATCCTGTTTATTTCGCTTTGTTGCGTATAATCACTTTCATCTGTAGGATTCAAATCTATTATGCTCACAAAGACTCTACCGTAAACGGGCGGAGTCGCTTCTTCTCCTCCAAAAACTTTATATCCAAATTCAGGGGATGTTCCTGCACCATATCCCAATTCGTTCAATACAGCATAGTAATCATTTTTTGTAACGACTCTTCCCTGGCTTGCAAATGACTTGGGAGCGAAGAATCGTATTTCATCCAAATCGGGAGAAGATGTTCCGTTTCTGGAATTTATCAACATTTCTACTAAAGTTGTTTGTTTTGCAATCAAAGAATTAACAGGGTCAGATACAAATTTTATGTTTGATATTCCGTTTGCATTTGAACCCGATGACACCAGATATGAGACATATACCGTATTTTGATCTGTTATTTGTTTTCCATTGCTGGACCCACCATCGTCATCAAAAGATATTTTTCCAAAATTCACATTATATCCAACTTTTGTTCTCTCGATAAAAAACACTTCGGTATTTGATCCGACAATGGTATCGGGAGACAAATAGTAATTCGTCCACAATGAAAGATTTTCGCTATTCGCATCCCCGACTTCAATGGTTATTGTTCTTGGATCTATCTCCACATTAGGTAAAGAAAAACTTTGAGTTGTTAGATCGACCTGAACCAATTGTCTTCTGATAAGACCCCTTCCTTCATACACCTCAAAAGAAGGTGTTTCATATAAACCATTTATAACATCACTTTCCTTTATTGCTATAGATCTTATGTTGTAGAAATAATAAGGTCTACCCGCCGGATTTGTTCCTTTAAATGTGGAAAATGCAGATAAGGAAGAATATGATGGATTTACATCGGTTAGCTTAAGTGTTGATTTTGCAGACAAGGAATTGTAAACAACATAACCTAATGGTTTGGTTAGGGATATCATGGAATTTTCCATTTTAGCCGTATCCAAAAACATCTCGTTTGCCATCATATTCGAATAGTAACCATAATAAAAAGTATTGTATGCCAATAGGTCAATTAAAGTTCGAATGGCAGAACCTTCAAAATTATAATCTTTGAATGTGTTTTGTTTTTTCAAATACTCAATCAGTGAGTCTCTGATGCCTTCAAAAGTTAAATCTGAGATTGTAATATCATTCGCCGCCATTGTTCCTCTATTCCAAAGTTAAATTTAATGTTTGAACCAAGTTGGATTCTAAATTGTTTGCCATTCTATATTTAATATTTATTGTTAGTTTGCCATTTCCCTCGTTTGTCACCGTGACATCATTATATTCCACGACAACTCTGGGCTCATGTTTTCCTATGGCAGCCACTATTAGACTTGTTATGTAAACTAATTCGTCTCCTTTTGGGTTTTCGAACAAATAACTGTAAAGATCCGAACCTATGTCTGAAAAGGGTCTTTCTCCGGGAGAGGTCAAGATTATATTTTTTATGGATTGTGATATTGATGACATTCCGGTTCTGGTTTTCACATCTTTGCTAACATCATTTGAAAAGAAATCAAAATCAAAATCTTTATAACTTTCTAGGTTTGGTTTAAAAGATGACATATATTAATCCCCCTCTCCATCGCTTGGATGCGGCAATTCTCTAGACAAAACAAGTCTCATCATGTGACCATCACCCGTAAAAAGATGTTTTATTGTCGATACAATCCACTTACCAGAAAATCTTGAATACATGCCAGTTCCAAGTTTTTTAGCGTCAACAGTTACGACATCTCCCGTAACAAGATAAAAATCTCCAGGCACATCTATAGTTATTTTATTTGAATTGAACAGTGCCATTTGTGCTGTTCTGTATAATGGTGCCTCTAATGGTGTTTCCCAGAAAGTGGCATTTGTCCTGTTATACTTCATGTATAGGGGGAAATTTTTATTTATGATCGGACATATGCAATTATATTTGCTGTCTGGGTCATCCCAAACACAACCCAACCAAGATTCTCCGAATTGAGGGTGATTTTTTACCAAATTGCATTCAGAAAGAGTTTTTTCCAATTGTTTCAATTGGAGAGATGATGGTTCTTGTCCCCAATAATATTGAGGAGATTTTGTGATTCCTACAAATTTATCTTCGTACATGTCCATCAAGTCTGGTCTCAAAACTATTTCATCTGGCATTTCACTACTAGGTTCAACATATGTTGATAGTAGTTTTCCTTTGTTCTGACCTTTTCCTTGGCAGGGGCAGTTGCACAGGGGATCGGTTGGTGGGCATCCGGCTATTCCGGTAAATCCGTCCGGATTCATACACTGGTATCCCTTACATCCGCCATCAACTTTAGACATAACAACAAATTGAGCCGAAAAATTGTTGTCAAAAATGGTATTTTGATACCAGTCTATGAGTTTATTAGATACCCATTTTTGGTACTCTTGAATTTTTTCTATCTCCCCGCCCACTCCTCCTATTAAAGATAACAAAGACGGCATTGAGTCCGAATTCAATTGGACTAGACCGTATTGAGTTTTTCTGGAAATATCAAAATAATGAACAAGTTGATGATCGTAAAGCACACCCCCCGGATAGGTGTATGTGGAATTTAGTCCAGATCCCCATATTAAAGTTCCAACTGGATATGATATGGTATCATACGGTATCCTGTCCAATGCAGAAAGTCCTGCAAGATCTCGAATGTGTGGGAAATTTGCAATTCTATAAACATAGTTTGATGGATCATTGGACAATACAGATGCAGTTTTCCCAGGAATAAATGTTGTGGTGCCTGCCGGTCCTGTTGCAAATTCTGCTGTTTGGAAAAGTTCCGAGAACGGAATAACAGCGGCATCAGATGCAAATGCACCGGAAATAAATTGTTCGGTGTCTGGGTGTAAGAACAGTGGCCATGGTTTATCTGTAGGAGAACAAGAATCCCCACTCTGACCGGAACATCCTCCTGTATACAGGAAAGGTTCTGCTACTAATGCATTTTCAATATAGAATCCCACTCCAGGACCGCCATATGATATTCCTGGACTTGTTTCACTTGCTGCTCTACTTATTCCAGTAACATCATGTCTATTGTAAAATGTAGATACAGCCATGGGAGGCAAAGATACCCACATATCCCACCATGTCTTAGCTGGGTAACTTCTCTCTAAAGCAGATGCCCTGAATATATCCTGTACTCCATTGGGAACGAAAAGATCTGCAACACCGTCTTTTGGTTTATAAAAAAGTGAATTTTGATTTGTTTTCATCCAAGAAGAAGATGTTCCAAATGGAGTTCTTAGATCAGGATACGGTTTTTTATTTAGATCATTTTCTATAGCGTCTGGGACAAATTTTGCTTTAATATCATCTGTAAACATCAAATTCATATTTGCAAAATCATCTCTATTCTTTATTTTCTTTACAGCTAAATCGAACCCAAAAGGATCTTGCCCGATAACTGCTATGTTTGTCCTTGCCGATTGTGCACCAAATGGTCCTGCCGTTGCCAGTACGATATATGGCAAGAAATATTCACTTCCATGAGTATCGACAAACCCTTCAGGAAAATCCTGTAATGTTTCAGCTCCTATAGGCTGAGTAAATTCTACTCTGACGAAACTTTCAAGTCCTTCGAGGACAAGATGAGGAGGAAGATCACCGTCATCAAAGTCATTTGTTCCTGTTATTCCTGGGTTTCTTTTAAATAGACTGGCTGATCTTTTGTAATTATTATAATCATCTAAACTAAATGATCCAGCCGGACCACATAACCCCGGCAATTCATCAGCTGCCCACGGGTGATAAAGTTTAACACTAGAAGCAGGTTCAACATTCAATATTCTTATTTTACATCCATCGCAATTTTTTGAAAGTTGTGCGTGGGAATAATTTATTATTTGAACCGAACCAGATGTTCCTGGAGTTCCCTGTAAAATCTCAGCATTTTTATAATTTGCAAATGCCTCAAAATGCATATGAAGATCCAGATTTATTTCATCACAACTGCAATCTCCCTCAAAACATGGAGGTTGTCTGTTCAGACATGGTGGTTTTAATATTGTTATTCTGTATGAAACCAACCAGTTTCTATACCAAATAGGACCTTTCGGTCGCTCTTCACTGGCTTCGCTGTATGGAAACGCAGAATATGGATTTTCAAACGAAGACCAAAAATCTGCATTCCCCCCACCAACACCTAAAGCTCCGCTGTCATATCCTCTATTATAGTAAACATTTACTGCAGTGACACCACAAACATCGTTTCCATTATATGTGTTTATCGAATCTACAGAATTCATATACCCCAAATCATCCACATATGGGGGAACTTCATATGGATACATGCATGTTGATGTCGTTCCTGACCACAATGGATTTGCTACAGGGCTTGCTACCGGTTTACCATAATAATCCAGAGCTCCCGTGACACCTGGAACCATATTTCCAGCTAAAGGTTTTCTAAGAGCAAATGGCTCATATTTGCTTCCACGAATGGGTGTTCTTTTTATGCTTTTTATGTTGAATAAATTATTTCCGGAAGTAAGAAAAGTAGAAAAATCTATATTTCTAGAAAAGAAAAATGCTTTTCTTGACCAATACTTGGAATAAAGATCCTTAAATTCATTTTTTAGATGTTGAAGTTTAGCAATTATTGGATCTATTTGTGCATATATTTTATCTTCATGCAAAGAAAGTTCTTCATGTGCACCTACAACCAAATTGACTTTATTTTGTACTGTTTCTGGATATTCAGTTGGACACAAACAGGTTCCGGTACATCCCTGTTGAAGACATACTTCATTTTTTGATTTATATGCAGCAGTATATCCAGAAGCTCCTTTGATATATTTGTCTTTTCTTATTTGTCTTGCTATTTTATTTTTTTCTAGGATTTGTTTTAATTTTTCGTGTCTTTTTATTTCAAGATCAAATCTGTATTTTACAAAATTATCCGGCTCTTTTTCTAGACTAAAAAATTCCCCAAGGCTCAAATTATATGGACTTTCGTTCAAATTATAACTCAAGGTCAATCCACTCTTGGTCCATTCATTTTGAAATGTTTCGATTTCCCCTTCTTCATTTTCAAAAGTTATCCCAACTCCCACTTTAGAAGAGTCGTAATTCAATACATCACTGAACGAGCCAGCAGCAACTATTTCATACTGTGATAAATTTTTATCTCTCAGATTGAATGACTTTTCAAATTTTTCCGATTTAAACTCAAAAGTGCTTCCAGGAATATTTGCAATTTCTCCTGGAGTTCCTGCTGGCAGGGTGGCTCCTGGTATATCACCTGCACAACAAATGGAACATTTATAAACTTTCCATTTTTCTTTTAGATTTTTCAGCTTTGCATAAAGTTCTTGATTTTGTTTTAGTTTTTGTTTGATTTCCTTGTAAAGCCAGCGTACTCTATCTCCCTCAAGATCTGTTATATCAAATTGAGTTTGCCATAAAGTTTCTTCTTGTCTTGTAGAGTAATCATAACCATAATACTCCCATGGAACATTATTCTGCCGATTAAAAAACCCAGGAGAAAAATAACCATAATTTTTGTCGATTATGCGATTTTTTGAAATTGCTTTTGAAAATTTTTGTATTGCTGGTGAACCTGGAACGAAGGCTAATTGCCTTGACAAAGAAAATTGGACCTGTTCCGGTTGTTCCAATCTTGACCAATATTTGCCGTCTTCAATGTAATCATATTTTATTTCTTGGATTATATGAGCTTTTGCCGAATCAAGATACCTTGAATAAGGATCGTCGGTATATTTTGGTTCCACAAACACATAATTTGAACCATATGCATAAGAATTCAACAACGCCAAATTGTCCATTTCGTCGGATGTTCTCAACAATCCTTCGGATATGTTATTGGATTTTAAATTCTGAATGGATTCCGCATAATTCATGTAACCAGAAAGAACATAATTTCTTGTTGGGGGGAGTTTTACCAATTTTTCAAGTGAGAAAAAATTCCAAGAATCAAGTGTTCTCCAAAAGAAAAAATTTGCTGCTTTTGTATTATTTGTTTTCCAATCCTTGTGTACAGCATTTTCGGCTAGCATCTGCACCAATTGATTCATTCTTGGGGGACTTGCCATTTTTCCCCACGGATAAAAATTATAATTTCTTTTTAACCAAATCCAATTCAAAGCTTCTTCGTATTTTAAAGGGACTTCATTTAAGCCGTTGTTTTTTAATTGACCATTAAGACCATTAACTAAAAACTGAACCAGCCCTTCTCCTGTATATGGAACTCCCTCTTGTTGTTCCTCTTCCTCTTTTTTATTTTCCTCTTTTTTATTTTCTGTCTTTGAAATCGGTATTATCAAATCCTCTTTCAGTTCTAGGTTTTCATCTTGTTCTCCAAAATAATCAAAAAACAAATAATTCATCAATGCGAATTCCGGTGAAGCAAGTTTTAATGTGATTATTCTTGGTACTGTACTATTTGCATACAAAGAATTTGCCTCACCAGATTCTTGCGAGAATGCGTATATTAAAAATTGAAATTTGTAACTAGCTTCACTACCATCAGGGATTGGTAAACCATTTGTTACTTTTTCGGTTTCAAAAGTCAACTCTAGAATATCATAACCACCGATTCCTAAATACGGAAATACAACTTGACCGAAATTATTACCCAATCCGCTATAATCTCTTATCAATGCCTTTCCTTTTATGGTTGGCTCAAACATGCTCTCTTCTACTTCAAGAGACATAACGCCAGCTGTCTTTGTGTCAGGATCTCTAAATCCTGCTGTGTTTAATAGAAATGGTGCGAGATTCTTATCAAGAGTGCTGAGAATTCTTGCATCTTTTAATCTAAACTTATTGACTTCACTCATTTTATTGATTCACTAGCCTTTCTACGGATGAATTGTAAGCATTGGTAAATTGTCCCAGTAGATTATTCGGAACAGCCTTTATCACCCTGGAAGAAACCCACTGTCTTTGTTTTTGTTCCATGAATGTAACGACAGTTACGGATGGAGACAGGGTGTTGTTAATATAGTTATACAGTATGGTTTTTATCCCAGATTCACTGTTTAAATTTGATATTTGATCTGATATCAATGACGAATCTTCCAGTGACTGATATGGAGAGACAAATATGTTTTCTCTTGTGTTGTCATCTGCTTTCAAAAATTCAACTCCAGATTCTAATTTTAATGATCGTTTTTTCAGAATTTGAGTTTCATTTTCAGTGGAAGTTGATATTATAGAATATTTCTTACCTATTGGTCTCAGAACATAATATTCATCGCCTTCTTTCAAGTCCCCGGCAATCATCTGAACATCAAAAGATCTCAAAAATTTATTTGAATCCAAAACAACTCCATAGTTTCCATCATCAAACATTGATGATGTATTATTTGCTTTGACAATTATATCATTCTTTTTTATTTCCATGTTGTATAAAGTATAAAATGTATAAGTCGCATTTGTTTCATAAAGTTCTCTTGACAGTTCATAACTGGAAACAGGCCATTCCCTATAAAAGTCAATTATTTTATTTGAAACCAGAATAACCCAAAAATAGTTCCTGTCTCCATATATTTCATTGCTCATTTCTTCTGGGGTTTTTGTGTCTTGCACAAAATATTGATCGCTATCTGCATTATAACTTTCAAGATCACTTGTTTTTATTTCTGGACGATCAAAAATATTTACCATTTCAACGGTTTGTTTATTCGGGGCCAGATATTTGGTGGAAGGAAATGAAGTGAAATATTTCATCTTTTATGTTACCTCAAAAACAGATTTAACACCACTACTAAACACCACCGGCTCAATCTCAGCTAAAATCATATTTACAGCCACTCTAGCAGGAGTTGAATAGGTTCCATCTATTGCTTGATAATCGACAGCCGATGAGTTGAAACCAATCATCATGCATGGTTTTGGTGAAAAAAACCAATTATTTGTGACATCGCCTCCGACATTCCCATTTTCACTTCCGGCATGTATTGAAAATGTAAATACCGATGGTGTGTATAATGTTAAACTATCCCCACCACCTTCCGATTTTATCATGGAGGCTATGTGCATAGTTCTTACCCATTGTGCTATGTCAAAGTAATCTGTTTGTTGCGCCGCAAACAATTCAAAAGAGAAGTTATATGCTCTTTTTCTTGTTCCTTTGAATTGCAACGCTGTCAAGTCTTTCGGTATACTTGATTTTCCAATCAAATATTCGTAATTTGCCAAACCGCTTGCACTTTGCTGAAACCCCTCTATAACCCTACTAACACCATAAAAAACAGTATCACCAAGAATCATTCTTGCTTTGTCACCTACCGAAGAAACCTGCCAAAACTGAACTTCATCCATGTTTTCACTGTGCGTTCCGAGTCCCATTCCTATCTTTGGTGGCGGAAGTATGTAAGAATCGCCATCTATAACATCAGCATTTGTTATATTTCTCCATTTTTTCAATACAGATGTTTCTTTCCTAAATAATTGCAAATACAATGGAGTTGCAGTCGTAGATAATTTTCCTAAAGATCCTGGAATTCTAAATACTTGTCCCATTTTAACTCCTATGCCCTACAAAACTTCTTTTTTACCAAAAAATCCATCAAAATATGTAGGCGATTACCTAAAGATAATATGCAGATCATTATGGGAAAGAAAATTTTGCAAATACCTGGACGAAAACGACTCAATTATAAGATGGTGCAGCGAAGAGTTGAGGGTTCCATATTATTGCCCCGTAAAAAAGAAACCCTGTATGTATTACCCCGATTTTCTTTTTGAAGCCAATGAAAACGGTGAAATAAAGACTTATGTTGTGGAGATAAAACCAAAAAAACAAACTAAACCCCCAGAAAACAAAAAAAAGAAAAGCTTTGTTTCTGAGATGGCTACTTATTTGATAAATAATTCTAAGTGGGAATCCGCAAGAATATTATGCGATAAAAATGGGTGGCAATTCAAAATTCTCACGGAAGAGGATCTACACATAAAATGAGCCAATCCATAGACATGTTAAAAACTTTTATAGCCACAGAAGGTGTCCAAGACAGCTCAAGATATACCGTTGCAATAGGAAATTATGTGTTCGACGAAAATGTAATTGCTGTTGATTTGCCTGGTCCAAGTTATGAATTTTTGGACATAAATTATTGGCAAGGGAACCCGTTTTTCAAAATGCCGATTGGCGTAAAATTCAGAGAAAGTATTGTTATTCAACTACTTGTTCCGGAAAAAATTGATGGTGAATTGTTTAAATTTATCAATGAATACACAAGAGCTTTCTTTTTTATGAATAACGGTGGTTCGTTTTTTTATGGCGGCACGATTCCGGCTGACGCAGGCAGTTTTTCTGCCATAAGAACAGGAAATGCTCCTGGGGTTAGAATCCGAATTACAGCGTATAACAGAGTGAATGATGATCCTGTTAGAACTTACAATTATAACAATTGTTTTCTAGAAAAAATTCTTCCCCTGAGATTCGAATCTGGAAAACCAGATCCACAAACATTAACAATGTCGTTTGTGGTATCTTCAATGGGAAATGACTCAAATTAAACTTAAAATGAAAGGTAATATATGATTTCTGATTTATTGAAAAATGCTCTTCCGACTTATGATGTATTCTTGCCGATAACAAAGAAAAAACACAAATTTAGACCAATGACAGTCAGGGAAGAAAAAATTCTTCTTATTGCCCAACAAACAGGATCTATAAAGGAAATGGGATATGCATTGGTCACGATCATAAAAAACTGCTTTTATGACATTCCAAACCCGGAAAATTTGCCGATAGCAGACGCAGAGCGGGCTTTTCTTGCTGTAAGAGCAAAGTCTATAGGTGAAAATGCAACATTCTATATTCGTTGTCCAGAAACACAAGAAACAGTGACCTCAAAAATAAACCTTGAAAGTTTTGATTTACCGAAACAAGACAATTCGGAAATAAAAATAAAACTATCGGATGATATGGTTTTGGTCATGAAATATCCAACACTCAAATATCTGTGTGAGGAAGAGGAAGATGATGAAGCAAAGAAGCAGTTTAAACTTTGTTTTGCCGAATTGCAAACAAAAGATAACAGTGTAAAAAAGAACGAATTGACTGATGAGGAATTGAGTGATTTTTATGATAACATGACATCACTACAGCTCAATAAATTTTTAGATTATCTTCAAACCACCCCAAGACTCAGAAAAACGATAACATACAAAACTAAAGATGGTCTGGAAAGACAATTGGAAATATATGGAATAGACAGTTTTTTCGCATTTGCCTCAGCCACATAAGTGTTAGTGATTTTTACAAATTGAACTTTTTATTGGTTCAAATCTACAACTGGTCGTTGGCTGATATAGAAAGCATGATCCCTTGGGAAAGAGAAGTATATGTCGTGCAACTGAGGCAACATTTGGAAGAAGAAAAAAAGAAGAATGAGAGATAAAAAATGCCAGAAAAAATACAATATTCCTTCACTACAAAGGAAATAAAACCATCAAAGTCTAAATTCCCCCCAAAAATGGGGAAAAACCCAAATATCATAAAAAGTAACAATAAAAATGATAAAAAGGCAATGCCTGCAATAGATGGAAATTCAAACTCTCAGATGATAAGTGAATTTTGGAAAAATTATTACAATGAAACAGAGAAATTTACGAAAAATCCTATTGCTCCAATAAATCTGACTGCACCAAAACCAAATGAAATTGTAAAACAAAAAGTCAGAGAAGCAAAACAATTTTCATACGCAAAAAAATATGCGTATGAAAATACACCAAATAAATCCACAATATTTCCAAAACCAAATGAATCGATGATCAAAGAATTGCCAACTCAGACCAATTCAAAACCAAATACTTCCATAAAAGAATTGACTAGTCCAGTCAATTCAAAACCAAATACTTCCATAAAAGAATTGCCAACCCAGATCAACGCAAAACCAAATACTTCGATAAAGGAATCGACGGCACAGATCAATTCAAAACCAAATACTTCCATAAAAGAATTGACGAGTCAAGGCAATCTTAAACCAAATTCCACCGTAGATAATGTCTCTGATGAAAAATTAAGTTTTAAGTTATCTAAAGTATATGATTCAACAAAAACAGATTTCTCTAAAAATAATGAAATAACAAGAGAAATAACACCAAAATCAAATATACCAAATATAAAACAAAATAAAGTTGAAAATTACAATTCTTCTTTAAGTATAAAGAATCCACAAAAAAATCAAGAAACAAATCAATATTTTTCGGATCTTCGCCAGAATTTTGAAAATAAAACAAACAATAAAGAACAAACACAATTTAATATATCACCAACATCAAACAATTCAACAGAAGAGTTAAATCAATCATTTTCTCCCAAACTGGATATTCCCAGAGTTTCAAGTGCAAATTTATTTTCAGATACGATAAAACCACAAAGTTTTACTAATTTCAGTCAATTAAAAGCAAATTCTGAACCCATATCAACTCCAAATTATCCTTTGTTGCAGATGTTACCCAGTCCATTGAATGAAAACAAAGAAAACTCCAGATCAATTGAAAAAATGAGAGATAACATCTATATCTCCACATTCAAATCATTGCCGACCCAAGAAAAATTAAAAGAGCCGCCACCCATGCAAGTACAGTCCCAAGCAGCAAATTCTGGAAAATCATCTTCATATGGTGGTGGAAGTTCTGTCGTTATAAACAACATGGCCACCATTGATCAAACGATCATGGCGGCGGTCATGTTGCCTATTTGGAGACAGGGATTTGTTGGCTAATTATTCGTTAGCCAACTTCTCGAAGTAAGACATGGAATCCATCTCCTCCTCCGGCTCGGGAGTCTTATCAGCCTTCTTCTTGGGGCCCCCAGAGGCCCGTGGAGCCTGCTCAAGCTCCTCGTCCTCCACAGTACGGTCATCCGTCGAAGTCTCGCGGATATCGCTTCCAATGACATCCTTAGCCTTCTTGGAAAGAACCTCATAAGCCTTGAAGTTTGAGGGATCAGTGAACTCCTTGAGAGAATAAAGCTTGTTCCAAACAGCCTCAAGCTTTTTGTCATCACCTTCGAAGAGAGCAGATGCCGAATCAAACTCGGACTTGTCGTAATTAGTATATCCAGCAACATTACGAATCTTCATACGGAAGTTAGAACCCCCCCAAGGATCAAATGGATTTACAGCCTTTTCATCCTTGAAATCGGGAACCATTGCCTCTTGGATCTTGTCAAAGATCTTCTTTCCATACTTGAACAGGAAAACTTTGCCGTCGTTCTGAGGATTTGCCGGATCTGAAATAACAACAATGTTTGAAATGTACGAAAGCTTACGCTTACGGTCGCGGGCGATGTTCTTGTCGCTCTCGATGCCAGAATTCCAAAGCTCGTTGTTCATCTCACAGATCGGACACTTCTGACCAATTGCCGTAGGACAATTCTCGATGTACCAACCACCCTTACCCTTGAATGCATGGGTGTAGGTTTTAGCCCACGGAATGTCCTCATTGTTTCCGGCTGGCAGGAAGCGAATAACTGCATATCCGCTACCTGTCTTGTCCAGTTCCGGTCGCCAGAAACGATCATCCTTGTAATCCTTCTTGGTTCCAAGATCCTCTTGGAGCTTCTTGGCAAGGGTGTCGATGCTAGACTTGCTACGCTTCTTAAAATCGCTAAATGACATAATGGTTCCTTTCCCCGGGAACTACCCGGGCCTTTTGTTGGTTGTATTGTACCACACTGGAAGTGGAATGCAAGTCAAAAGGGCAACTTAATTTTTGTTTTTGGCAAGAAATTAAGAGTTTGACCTTCTACTTTTATTTTTTCCAATATTGGCTTCGAAAGATGCTTTACTACCGCTTCTGGTTCGACATTATACTGTTCGCATAATGTTATTACTGCGTCCATATAGGACACATTCCATTTTTCGACATAAAGCTCTACGCTACGAGAAAATTTGTTCTTTAAGTCTAATATCATAGCCATCATTATACCATAAACTTACTGGAATATATAGGTATGATTCCCAATTTTTTTGGAGAAACTAATGGCAGTCGATAACGATAATAATTTACCAGTAGCAGTAGATGACGGAAACCAAGCAATAATCGGAACTGATATTTTTTCAAACTCTGGAGTTACAGCCCATGCTCAAGTGATGAAAGTTGCTTGGGGAAATGAACTAACTGTAAATAGAGTTACCAGTACATCTCCAATGCCAGTGCAAGTGTATGGATTGACTGGTAGCCTTTCAACCGTTACTATTACTGGTTCTGTATATGGCTTAGGCTCATTCAATGTGGCTAACACTGCCGGTTCTCCAGTTCATGTCACCGGCGGCATAAGAACCTTTGTGTATGGTGTCACTGGGGCACCTGCCGTTGCCGTCACCGGAAGTGTTATTCTGGGATCAAGCGTAGGAATTACCGGAACTGTCACTGTTACCGGAGGAAAGGTACTAAATTGGGATGTAGACAGAGTTCAAGTTACCGGATCTCTTGGTAAATCATGGAATCTAAGCAACCTAACAGATAGCATACAAGTTTATGGTCCTGCAGGTTCCACCCATGTTTTTGCAAGAATCATGGGTCCAAGTGGAACACCAATCGGTGCTTCTGGTGATGCATTGAATGTAAATGTTGTCGGTGCTGGAATAAGCGCAACAGTGAATGTGTCGTCAAATGTCTCTGTACAAAATGTGACAGGAACTGTGTTGAGAATTCAAGGAACCGCAAATGGTGAACCAATTCCGGTATCAGGAACAGTTTCCCTCTCGGCAAATACTGAAGTGTTGATTGATGATGAATCTCCCGTAAATGTAATTCCACCAGAATCATTGATAATTTATGGAAAAGAAAGTCAAGACGAATCTTTACTTAACAGTTTTGAAAAAGTCTTTGTTGCTCCCGAAACAGGAACATCCAAGTATCATACTGTTGCGACATGGCTTCGATATGTCTATGATATTCTGGGTGGAGCCACTGGAGCGAATACTTTACTTCAACAGATCAAAAATATAGGCGATGGAACAAATACGGTCAAAACAAAGTCATCAACAAATTTGACATCAAATCCCAAAGTATTTGTATATTCAATAACAGGAACAAACTCAACATATACAATATTCAATCTTCTAAAGCAAAATCTATACGGGACTGATGTTTTGGCAACTTCACTTGCCACAAATGGTTATTTGTATCAGAACAAATCAACTGAAATAATTTATCTGACATCGACAAGTCATATATCAAATGTTCTCGGTTCTTCCTGTGTCACATCAGGAACTGGTTGCAGAACCGGAACAACAAGCGATACAATTGATGTCAGGATATCATCAGCTTCGGCAGATGTGACCGCACTCTTACACGGTTGTTATGTTCTGGAACCGGGAACATCAGCTTTATTGCCCACGCTATTTGATAGAGCATTTATAACTACCACATTGACAACAACATCAGCAGCAATATTAAATATAACTCTTGTTTAATGTTTTATACTCAAAAATATTATCTTCAAAATTCAACATCATCGCCAAACATCGTGGCGACAAGAGTGGGTATTTTTTTGGGATTGGATTTTACTATAAATTTGACTCAAGAATTGAACACGAATAAGTATCTTTCCACAATACCTGCATTTTCTTTTTCTTCCGATTATACAAAAGTATTGATCGATTATTCGAATTCACAGAATAATACCGATATTTCATTGTTAAACGGACTTTTTTCAGGTTTAACCGCTGGATTTACATTCACGATTAACACTGCAATTTATTCTTTGGATGGTTCCGAATCAAATGCGAATTTGGGGGGAACATATGAATTTGAGGATTTTGTCGGAAATGTTATTATTGCTTCCCCAGTAACAATCAACAATCTGAACAAAAGAATTCTCAGATATGAATCAAATTATTTCACAAATCCGCCACAGTTTGGGTTGTCTCTTTCTCCACAAAAGGACGAACCAGAATACATCATTATCAATGCATTGGCTAAAGACAAAACTTCATCTTTCACTAAATTTGGAATTTATCCAAAAGATAAAATAAAAATAACTGGAACACAATTAAACAATAAAACTTATACGGTAAATGATGTTTTCACAAACAAAGATGGAAGTGAATACCTTTCGGTAGAAGAACCAGTCACTCAAGAAGCAACATTTGGACTTAGGGTTGGAGTAGAATTATTGCAAGAAAGAAAAGGAACTGATTCAATAACAACAGCAACAGGACCGGCTGTTATTGGTGCTTGTGGCATATACCAAAATAACAATAAAGTTGCGTGTTATGAAAATCAAACCTTTGGTCAATGTCAAGTTAGAATGACATTATTTGATAATTCTTCTATGAGATGGTTTGAGAACACATCATGTGATAAATTACCATCATCAATAGAAATTCCTAGAACCACACGATTTGTTGGTCCTTCAGCGGTAACAAATCCTTATTCTTCTCTTGCTGGATTGGGATATTTTGGCTCAGGGAATTCAATAAATCTCTAAAAGGCGAGACTCCCCGGAATGAGGAGTCTCGCACCCTGACGGTCCTAAGCGGCATAATTATTTATATTTTTTAGCTCCTTCAGTTGGGCTCGAACCAACGACATTCGAGTTAACAGCTCGACGCTCTGCCTGCTGAGCTATGAAGGAAAAATACTCCCACGGGGGCTCGAACCCCGAGTCACCGCCTTGAAAGGGCGGGGATTTAGCCGGTTAATCTATGGGAGCGTTGCCGGGTTTCCCCGGCTTTGAATCACTGGCGATCAGCCTTCTTCTCTTGAAGTTCTGAAATATGACGATGCATCATATCATCAAGATCATCTACGCGACGATTGTTCCAGTCGTTACGACGATCAGCAAATTCTTCACTGATCTTCAAATAAGCAAGAATCAATGCACACACAAGACTTGCAAAAGCAAACTTGTGATATTCCTGTCCAGCAAGAACGAGAAAACCAGCAGCAGCCGCAAACGCATACGATGTAGTTCTAAAACCAAGTCCAAGCATTTTGTACCTCCATGGTAAAAGTTTAATTTTCATTTCAATCTCCGACACAGTATTTAGGAAAGCGGGCGAAGGGATTTGAACCCTCGACATATAGCTTGGAAGGCTATCACTCTACCAACTGAGTTACGCCCGCGAACATTCCCGACAGGACTCGAACCTGTAACCAACGGTTTAGAAAACCGTTGCTCTATCCGATTGAGCTACGGGAATATGATCTACCACAAGTATACCACAAAAAAACTAGATGTCAAGGACATACATATTAAGTTCAAACCTATAGGATGAATCATGAGAAATTTTTATAATCAACAGCCTAATAGAATATTTGATAAGATGTTTAGAAAAGGGGCTCGACAATTACAAGCAGACCCCACTTTAGATTTAACAAAATGTAAATGTTGTCAATGTGATAAACTTGAATGTAAAGGATGCATGCAGGGACATATTGTAACTCAAAGTGATGGTTGTTGTCCGTCAAAAAACGAAGCTTTGATATTTGAATACGAAAGACCATATTGGCCTGCTCCAGAAGGCCCGGAATGCTGTCCTGGAAATTATTTTTGCTGTAATCCAGAAAATCCACCTGAAGCATGTGGTTCTAATTGTTTTAATGATAATGGAGAAAGAATTTGTCCTTTTTGTGTTGGTAGTCCGGCACAATTTATTGGAGATCCGGACGCTAACTATACTTGTTTACTGCCCGGTGGTTGCAGACAATTAACTCCTGTATCGAGATGTTGTAATCGTTCAAAATTAGAAGAATCAAATGTAAGATTTTATTATAATTACATAGGAAAATACTTTAAAATTGAATATGAACCAACAGGAAGATATACAAATGGTAGAAGAAATATAACCTCAAGACTATGTTCTTATTGTGATCCAACCAGTGTTACAGAAACAATAGGAAGTGATTGTGGCAATCCAAATTATGATTATGAAAATTCTTGTTTAGATTATTCTACTGGTTCACAACCAGATGGTATGGAAAATGATGCTCTTTGTTCATCTGAATGTGGTGGAATTGTCAGTCCATGGTATAACTGTCAATGTATGGGAAGTGGTCAAAGAAAAGATACGCTGGGTCCTCCTGATCCTGGTCCAAGAGGAAAAAGACTTTCAAAATACAGAAGAAGACAGATGGAAGGAGACCCATATTACATGTGGCTCCTGGATATCATGTGTTATGATGAGGGAAACATTCAATTTAATCCTGCTCTTGAATTTGAATATACAATAGGACAGTCTGAAGCTACTGTACGAGAACACTTTAACGGAACACTTTATGAGCATTTAGTCGGGGTTGTTCACTGTGAACACTGGTATGAATTAGCTCATTGTGATTTAAATCCCGAACATAACGATCCTAATGGAATAGTCGGTGGATGGCTAGATGATCCACAAAATCCAGGCACTCCATTAGGATACAATACATCAAAATTAGCTCCTAGATTTTGGATATATTCTTGTTCTGGAGTTCCTTTGTTTGACTTCGAAATACAAGACGCAGTTGAAAGAGGTTATATTTCAGAAACAGATAAAAGAAGAATACATTTAGCATTTGCACAAAAACTAACACCCCCACAAGAAATAATGAAAAAACTTTCTGCTGGTGGTTATTTGGATGTTGGTGATTGGAGACAAGAAGCTAGTTCTGAACTTAGAGCTTTAAGGGGCAATACATTTACAGCTCCTGCTTATGGTGGAATAATAAATGGAGATCCCAATATAGGATCTTGTTGTGTTGGAAATACATGCGCAGGTGAGACTTCAGCTCAATATTGTGAATTTACTGGTGGTAACTTTTTTCCGGCGACCACATGCAGTGAATCTTTTTGTAGCAGTCAATTTTGCTCTCAAATGAAATATTTGGGTCCAGTAAGAAAAAGGTGGGCAATTAATCCTTCTTTTATTTTAGCAGTCCCCCCAGAATATCCTGATCCAATCATGGAACCAAACATTTCAAACCCATTAAAAGCCAGACCAAACATTGTTTCTGTACCTCCTCCCTCTGCAAGAATGGAAAGATATCCTCAAGGTAGACAATTTGAATCTTTACAACTTCCGACAGATTTGATAAGAGATCCGTGGAATGGTGGTCCATATCCTTTACCTCCAGCACCGGGATCTGAAGAACCAGAAACTCCAGAATATAAAGCTTTTAAATTATGGAGAGATACACAATGGGTTTACATGCATGCAAGACCCGGAGGATGGTCTTATGTCTGTGGTGGATATAATTTTGGTGCCGGACCAGGAGAAATAAATTTAGATGTAAAAATACCAGATCTTCCAAGATTCAGAGGTAATGGAAGTTTTCTTGGTTGTTTAGATGGTCTTATGGGAGTACCACAAAGAAACGGTCCACTCCAACAATGTATAGTTCCAGAAAATATTTGTGATGAATGTATATTAATAAAAGATGGATTTGATGAAGAAGGAAATCCAATTTTTAGAGAAGAATGTACATCACCAATTCAAGTAGAATGTTTAGAAGCTGCAGAAGGAGGACCATCTTGTGTTGGATTAGAATGTTATGGATCTGATGTTTGTAAAGATTATTGGGAAATTGGAGGCGGAGGTACTCCGTGTAGTAATTTGTCATTAAAATCAAATTGTGACGGTATCAGATTCATGTATTATACACAAAGATACTTGCCGAATAGAGGATATGAATGTGCAAGAAAAATAGATTCATATTTGTACAAAGTAAATGTCACTACCGGTAATTATGGAAATTTTTGCCCTCATATGTGCAGAAATTTACAAATACCAAGAGAAATAGCAAATGCAGTTCCAAATCTATTTTCAAATTCTATAGCACATAGAGAAATATGTGATCAAATTCAAAATAGAATATTGGGTGGAGGGCAACCAGATACATCTGATATGTGTCCATCGAGTTATTGTTTTGCTTCTGCTGGATGTAAAAATCCCACACTAGATTATGGCCCGGAAGGATGTAGATGTTGTGATCCAAGAGTAGATGCCCCTGAACACAGTCCTCCTCCACTTCATCTTCCTACACACAGGGCTTCTTCTAGAGAAAATTGTCCTTTTTATCCTGGAGCAGGTTGGCCTTTCATATATGATGGTCAATTTTTGGGAACTCCAGTTGATTTTAATCCTGTAGGATGTTGTTGGAAATGCACGATGAATAATGGTGTTCCTGTTCCAGATACTTACAAAGGAATAAAAACATATTTTGAATGTTATCAGTTGCAACCAGAAAATATTATAGCTTTTGATAATTATGTTGTAACAGGAAGAGGATTTATTTATCCCGATTCTATTAATAGTATATCGACCGATTGTCCGCAAATATGGGCTGGAGAATGTGCGTGTGGCACAAATTCTCCTGGGAATGTTCCACCAGCATCCGGAGGCGAATCGTGTGAACCAGATAGTGGAGGAGGTCCCCCTGGCGGAGGCGGTCCCCCCGGTGGTGGTGGTCCTTCTCCGTAATAAAAATATATAAGAAAGAAATTTTATGCATTACATATCCGAACATTTGCCTCAATATATTTTTAAATTTTTAGTTCATGGTGAACAAAAAACAGAAAAACCAACTAATAAAGTAATACAATTTAGAAATTCTTCTGATATACAATTAGAAAAAAAACCATGCCCATGCATGGCGAATAAAATCAAACCACCCGAGTCTTCTTAATATCGAATGTCGCATTTGCATGCATCAGAATCTGATCTGATCTGAAATGCAATATTTTTCCGCCTTCTTCTAGCACAACTGTGAAGATGTCATTTTCGAATGTTCCACCATCACGAACATAAATTGCATATCCATCACCCATAGGCGTGACAACTGGAATCGGATTTTTGAATTCCATAAACATAAAAAACGGCACAGGATTTCTCCCATGCCGTTCTGATCAACAATCAATGATCACTGGCTGACATTACCGAGCATGTCCGCAATGAAGCGAACACCCGCTGCAAAGAACGGAAGAGTCGCAATCAGGAAGTACCAGTGACGGGGATTACGCCAGCAAAAAACACACGGAGCAGCCCCAGCAGTGCAAGTTTTAGATTCGTTCATAATATTTCTCCTTAGAAGTTGATAGTAAGCCCGCCAGAGACAACACAATTGTTTTCAGGACGGAAGGATTGGAGGTCTTGCCACACTGGAAGATCTACTCCAAAGTCAACGGTGGTGGCAGCAGTTGGCTTCCAGACGACGCTGGGTCCAACAAAGAGCTGTTGCTCACCGGGATCGACGGTGTAGTTCTGCTTGACGGTGACGGCACCAACT